AGAGTTCCTCGCGATTTACGAATCACGAATCGGCCTGACTGTGCTCATATAAGCGCATAGCCAGCACCGGTGAAACCATATATAGCTCTTTGATCAAATCCTTACTAAGAAGTAAGGCCTTTGATCTAGAGCTACTTTTAACAGTTTGATCGTCCAAGACTCATTGTAGTTTAGACATAGATGAATACGCTAGCTTTACAGCTTGCGGGTCATCTAATTGAATGTCTAAATCAAACTTTGAGGCACTCTCATGTAGAAGGTCCGATAAGGAACTTAATACATGCTGAGTACTTGGGAAATCCCGAATTGTACAGAAAGAAAAATATCTACGATATTTTCTATATGTCTTTTCGGTTTCTTCCAATCCTTGGAATCAACCCCGGGTTAGTCTCCCATCCACAATCTGTTTTACAATAGATTGTAGATGAGCTGACTGTTTAGGATCTAGCGAATCTATAGCCGAAGCCATCAGGCTTGGTGATAGATCCTGTCCTAAATTCAGCCCAAAACAACTAACGATATCTCAATAAGTAGATTTCACTCTTTCCATTCATTTCTTTGAACGGATCGGGGAATCTTTCTTAAAGAGATCTCGAAGTTGCTCACGGAGGACCGCAAAATCACTCACATCCACTAAATTATTATTCAAAATAATATCTTTAGCGGAACGTGGAGCTTTTAACAATTCAAGGATTGATTTAGGTCCAATAGGACTTGCATCTTCTCCTTGAAAGTAAAATTTCTTTGCGAACTCACATGAGCCCGAAGAGCTTATTAATGACTTACTAAGGTTTATTTCTAAACCTAAGTCTTTCATTAACACCAAATAACAGTCAGCTACCGCTCTATCCGCGATGACTATATCATCACCGAGAATAGCGTAGAGAGGAAATCAACCTTGATAACCTGCTCTGCGTGCGGCTACTTGAACTATCATATGGTGGGAAAGGGCTAGCATTCCCCAAGAAGATAAACAACCCATGGGTTGGCCGACTTCATATTTATAGGCTCCATTGGATTCCGCAAATTGCGGATTCTTTGAAGCCAGAATATATTCTCGTCCAACCAATAGATCCTTTCAAAGAGGACCAACTTCTGGATTATTAAATAATCAAGAAATTATGTCTACTTGAAGGTCTATCGGTAGTCTATCTGTAGCGGCGCTCAAGTCAAAACTGAAGAATTCCTTAAGACCTTTATCTAACAAAGCCTTAACAGGCTTATGTTGATTAAAGGTACCATCTTGAGGTATTTGCGATAAAACAGCAAATAACCCTTGATGTAGGTTTCCTAAAAGTGTTTGAGTTCAAGCATCCGCTATGGCGAATACTCTAACTTTCCCTGCAGCTTCGAGTTTTAGGGACAACTTACCCAGTTTCAGTTGGTCTCGAGATGTTCAAGCTTTATTTATGATAGGATCTGAACACAGATCTTCGATCTGTATAGATTTATCATTTATATAAGCAATATCATCTCTTAATTTCTCGAAAACATCTTTGGAATTTGTCAACAAAGCAAATTTCCTAAATGTCTCCAAAAGTGCAGGGTTATTCCGTCACGCAAAAGCGTCGATCGCATAACCAAGCAATTGGTTCCGAGAATTTGGACCAGCTGAGGTAAGAAGTTTCATCCTGCGCCACACCGTATACGGCCCATCGGCCTTCCCAAAGTATTTGGCTCTGACTCTAGGAGTCAGAAACCCATTATGCTCTAGGAACGGTAGTACTTGAATTAGCTCAGGTATCGTTTTAAAGATACCAGAGAAAGGACTTGTAATTGTCCCTAACTTAAGTTTTGGGTACGCAGGAATAACTCTATAAACTGTTAATATGGTAAAGACTAATCTTATTACACTAACTTCTTTTGCCTCAATTAAGAGACGAAGATAGCCAGGAATAATAAGAGGTAGCCCACGCCGGGAAGCGACTCGAGGTTCGTTTATACTCGAAACGCTTTCACCACCCAGAGTTTTAGACATCAACCTGTGGGCCTCCTTTAGGTATTGTACCGTAAAGGTTGGGCCGTTGGTTGTAAGTAGATGTTCAATACGTCTACCAAGTCTAATTGACTCTGTGTGGATCGTGGTATGTCTTACACGGAACAGTCAGACTGAGACACTAATCAAATTATAAAGTTTCTTAACAGAAAACTTTGTAAATTTCTTAGTGGCTCACTGTTTAGCAATAGTCATTTGATTTAATTTAATTTTCATTATGAATTTTATTTTACGTCGAATGACTTAGTTAAGCATCTGCACTGTACATTCTAGAGTGTAGCTATAAAATCTATGATCCTCAACCTGTCTCTCTCTCTCAAGAGAAGACCATCGGATCTGATCATGGGCAAATGCCTTTAGATTAGACCTGTCAACTTGTCTCTATCCTTTCGGAATAGACGAGTTGAGGTAGAGATTATAGTACAAACTGTTATATAGGGTGCAGGCCTTCGGCGCTACTGCTCCTAAGTCACATCTCTAGTGTATTAAACTAGAGGAATTGACAAAGCAGTAGTTGTGAGTAATCAACGTTTTACCGTTAGAAGCACACACCGTGGGTGATAGGCGATCCTGGCCATAAGGCCGGCATAATCTCTGCT